AGAGATTTGCAAGAGTATATTAAAGGAGGGTCAGACAATGATCATAAACAATTGCGTGAGGCATATGGTCACATACCAAAACCTCAGGCAAGAAAAATAGTGGCATACTTAGGAAAAATCCTTGAAGATGCAGTGAGGTATCAGCATGACAGAAGACCAGGAAGACGAAAAAAAAGTTCTAAATAATGACAAACCCGAACTTAATCGGGGCGTGGAATTGTTGTTAAGAAATAGGAGGAAAAAACCAGACCCACCAAAAACATTTCAAGTAAAGTTTGGAAAGTTAATTGCACTATGGAATAGAGAGATTATCTTTCACTTTAATTTTTACTTGGACATCAGAAAAAAATAAACTCTTTGGAGGAGTGCCATGTCAGAAACATTAGTAGTAACGTTGACACTTATGACATTAGTGTCTATCCTTGCAATTATGGTAGGAGGTATGATAGGATGGATGGCAAGACAGCATTCATATGAAACTACTCCTCAGGTGGTATACACTCATCCAGAAATGTTTGATGCCAATGGACAATTAGTTCCCGATGAAATTTTAGCCCTAAGAATTGAAACTCATGACAACCCCGACGACGAAGAAGACGACTAGAAAACCCAGAGCAAAGAAAACGGTATCAGTAGAAGCACCTCCTGCTATCACTTCTCTTCCTAAACTTCCTTTTGTATTTGAAGTATTAGATCTTACCTCCAAACAAGTTGGTAATGCTAATAAGGTTAAAGCACTTCAAGCACATGAGTTTGATGCTCTTAAATCTATTTTGAAGTGGAACTTTGATAATACTATTGTAAGTCTATTACCACCAGGAGAGGTTCCCTACGGTGATGCAGAGGATCAGGATATGTATTCTGGTTCTCTATCAGAAAACATCGCTAGGGAGGCAGCAGGAGGCGAATCAGCAACTGGTCAGGACTTAGATGGTAGAGGAAAGACTTCTTTACGTAGAGAGTGGGCAAATCTTTATCATTTTGTGAAGGGTGGGAATGATACTCTTAATTCTACTCGTAGAGAAATGATGTTCATTAATCTTCTACGTGGATTGCATCCAAGAGAAGCAGAAGTTCTTATCTTAACTAAGGATAAGGATCTAGGAACCAAGTATAACATTACAATTGATAATGTTAAACAAGCATTTCCTAATATGACTTGGGGGTAATTAACTATGGCAACTGAAACAACTGAAAAAGCAGTAGCACCAAAAAAACCAGAGGATAAATTTAAACCATCTGATTACTGGTGTGAGATTATCTTAGAGAAAACCACAAAAGAAAAGGCAGAAGATAAGAGTCTTCCTACTGATGCATTTAATGTAACGTATGTGGTGGAAGGAGAGACACGTTTAGATGTGACTCGTTCAGAGAAGATGATGAATGTTTTTGATATGTATTATGATAGGTATGGTAAAGATGCAGTTCAGAAAATTGATTATGGTGCTGGTGCGGTAAGACCTAATCTTTGGGGAGTCAAACCACCTGAAAAGAAAAAAAGGAGGAAGGTATGAAAGAAAGTGATGATGATCTAAGAATCCAAATAGATGCCCTTATCCGTGACGAGATTCAGGATAACATCAATCAGTACGTGGATTCCCAAAAAGATTCCAAAGAAGGTGGACTTGGGTTTATAGGAAAGGAAGGTGAAGAACAATTACAAGTTAACATCCCACAGTCAGAAGTAGAAAAAATTCTTAAAGAATATAAGAGAATTAAAAAAAGTCAGAAATCTAATTTAGGTCAAGTGAAAAAACTTGATTTAGTTGATAAGAGTGGGAGGCCATTGGATGGAAAAGATTGATACTCAGGGGATGAGTGGTGAAGCAGTAAAGGGATGTAAGGACAACATATATCCTCATGATGCTGATGGTAATCCAATCTATCCACCATTCAATCCACCACCATTACCTATCTTTACTGAGAAAGAAAGGATAGAGTTGAAAGGAATTATGTTGGAAGCCTTAAAAGAGTATCATGAGAAACCTAATTATTCACCATATAGATTAGACGAGTTACAAGAATGAGACTAGGTGTTATGTGTTCTGGTAACGGAACCAACTTCGAGAACATAGTTACCAATCCATTATGTAATAAACATGAAGTGGTGTTGATGATTCACAACACTAAACAATGCGGTGCTGTCAAACGAGCAGCGAAATGGGGGATCCCTCATGTAAGGGTTCCACACAAAGATGAAGAGAAGATGATAGAACTCTTTAAAGTATGGAGAGTAGATCTTATAGTCCTTGCAGGATATATGAGAGTGATTGAAAATCCTGCTGCTTTCCCTGCTCCTATTATAAATGTACATCCATCATTACTTCCTAAGTATAAGGGATTGAATGTAGTAGAAAGAGCAATGGAAGCAGGTGATAAAGAAACAGGATGTACTGTTCATTATGTGAATGAAGAACTTGATGGTGGTGAAATAATTCTTCAAGGAAAGGTTCCCATATTACCTGATGATGATATAGAATCACTGACAAAGGCCATTCAAAGAATGGAATATGGTATACTACCAGCAGCAATAGAACATGTTAAAAATTCTCTACAACTTAATCACTTGGACAATGCTCAGTACCAATTACAAAAATCAAATAATTGACATTTGTTGTCGCATGATAAGCACTGATGGTGAAGTCAGTCTACAAGAACGCATTTGGATGGTCAAATTATGTGATCATAATGAACAGGCACGAAGAATTAGGGATGAAATGTTAAAAGAATAGAAAACTGTATCACGTTTTACAAAACTACTTGACTATATAATAGGACTGTGTTATTATTAACACATAACGTTCATCCTGATACATTCAGGACGCAAGTAAGTCACGGAACGGTTCGTTCATCCTCCTTCGACGAGGACGCAAATGACTAAAGGAACGGGGCTAAAAATCCAACTACTTTAGGAGTAAAAATCATGGCGAAAGTCACTTACCGTGGTGTCTCATACGACACTGATACACGCAAGCAAGTTGCAGCATCTCAAAAGGTTGAAGAAACCTATAGAGGTATTAAGTTCCAAAAAGAACTAGCATCTGCTTAAACTAAATCAAAAGGAGGGCTTGACACCCTCCTTTTTTTATGCCATAATATATTTGTTGGGTTGACGAACTCGACGGGGAGTGACTGAATAATCTTTCTGGCATATAGCTGGATAAGGTGATGAGACACAGGTGGTGCTGCTGCGAAAGCAGAATCGACTTACCAGTCGGGTCTCAGGCAGAGATGTAAAATTTACTACTGTAGTAATGCCCGTCTCTTATTGGTAATACAGAATTCCAATCTCCCACCCCAAATATTTTGATAAAGAAAATGGATAATAATGTCAAACTTGTGAGTGTAACACCAGATGCTGAGAAGTTGATGGCATATGTTGCTCGTGTTAGTAACCCTAAGAATCAAGACAATGATAAGTTCGCAGGGTTATTGAAGTATTGTATTAAGCACGGTCACTGGTCAGTCTTTGAACAAGCATTTATGACAGTAGAAATTAATACTACAAGAGGATTAGCAGCACAGATATTAAGACATAGATCATTTACCTATCAGGAGTTCTCTCAAAGGTATGCTGATAGTAGTATGCTTGGTGATGAGATTCCTTTACCAGAACTTAGAAGGCAGGATGATAAGAACAGGCAGAATAGTATTGATGATGTAGATCCTCTTCTTGTAGAAGATTTAAATCTTAAAATGAAGAGACATTTTGTAGATGGAATGAAATTATATAAAGAGATGCTTGATGCTGGTATAGCAAAGGAGTGTGCAAGATTTGTATTACCTCTTGCTACTCCTACAAGAATCTATATGAGTGGTAGTGTACGTTCATGGATACATTATATTAATCTACGTTCAGCACACGGAACACAGAAAGAACATATGAATGTAGCAGAGGGAGTTCGTTCTATTTTTTCTGAACAGTTTCCTACTGTTGCTCAAGCTCTTGACTGGGTTTCATAAATAATCGTAAACCTTATTGTATTGATATGGCAACATACCCTGTGGTTAACACAAAAACTGGTGAGCAAAAAGAAGTCGTGATGAGTGTTCATGACTGGACTCAATGGACAGAAGAAAATCCAGATTGGTTAAGAGATTATTCTGATCCCTCTACATTTCCAGGATTTGGTGAGGTAGGTGAGTGGCAAGACAAACTTCATAAAAAGAATCCTAGTTGGAATGAAGTATTGAAAAAGGCTCATAGGTCTGGTGGTATCTCCGCACGATTGGCTCAGGATAAGGGTATAGGTACGACCCAAGGTACAGATTATGATGATTAAATAGTATGCCAAGAAAGAAAAAGACAACAGATCCCATCGGTGTAGGACTTACCGCAAAGCAGATGAAGAGAAAGAAACCAATTAACACTGATATGATGAGAGACATTGATCCTCTCACACAAAATCAGCAGAATTTATTCGATGCCTATGCAGAGAATAAGCATCTAGTTGCTTATGGTTGTGCTGGTACTGGTAAGACTTTTATCACTCTTTATAATGCACTACGTGATGTATTAGATCCTACTACTCCTTATGAAAAGATTTACATTGTAAGGTCATTAGTTGCTACCAGAGAGATTGGATTCTTACCTGGTGACCATGATGACAAGTCATTACTTTATCAAATTCCTTACAAGAATATGGTAAAGTATATGTTTGAGATGAGAACAGAAGCAGATTTTCAAATGCTGTATGGAAATCTTAAAACGCAAGGAACAATTGACTTCTGGAGCACCTCATTTATTCGTGGTACTACCTTTGATAAAGCAATTATTATAGTAGATGAATTCCAGAACTTGAATTATCATGAACTTGATAGTATAATGACAAGGGTTGGTGAAGAAACTAAGATTATGTTCTGTGGTGATGCCACTCAGACTGATTTGATTAAACAGAATGAAAGGAATGGAATTCATGATTTCATGAGAGTCCTTCGTTTAATGTCTTCGGTTGATATTATCGAGTTTGGAGTCGAAGATATTGTTCGCTCTGGATTAGTTAAAGAATATATTCTTGCTAAGATGGAACTTAATTTATGACCTTTGAGCATTGTAATTTTCTTGGTGACCTTGAATTAGAAAAGAAAGAAACTCCTGGATGCCGACTGTATCATCTTCCTGATGGTCAGTGGGTTCCTTCTATTACGTCTGTAACTTCCTTTTATAATAGACAAATCTTTATTAATTGGCGTAAGCGAATTGGTATAGAAGAAGCAAATCGTATTACTAAGAAGGCAACTGCTCGTGGAACTGACTTCCATGAGGCAGCACAGGCATACTTAGAGAACAAAGAACTTAACTGGGATGATTACAGACCAGCAACTAAGTTTATGTTTCATCATGCTACACCATATCTAGATAAGATAAATAACATACACGCTATAGAAAGAACCCTTTACTCTGAGTATCTTGGTCTTGCAGGTAGAGTTGATTGTATAGCAGAGTATGAAGGTGAGTTAGCAGTCATAGATTTTAAGACCTCTGAAAAGATTAAACCTGAGAAATGGTTGGAAAACTATTTCGTTCAGGAGACTTTCTATGCTGCTGCTTACTATGAACTAACAGGCATCCCTGTCAAGAAACTTATCACTCTCATGGTAACTCCTGGC